ATCAAATATTGAAAAAACGACATATACGTGAATTGCATGTTGACCATTCCTTCGTTGCAGGAACGATATTTTATGCCGAGTTCAATGTGTTTGATCGCGTATTGCAGTTTATTCAAAACAATAATTATCGATGTTATTTATTGAATAACTTGTATGAAAACAATTCGATTAATCATGCGTTTTCTCCCATTCATTTTTTGGAGAGATTGTTTGGCACCATTACCTGTTCATAGATATCTGTATCTGCATAAAACTCCGTGTCAATACGTTCCATCACTTGATTCGCTTTTTTTCTGTCCCCATAAAAATATTGCACCAAACATTTGTGTAAAAATACGGCAAAGGTGTCGCCTGGTGAATAAAGTGTTTTATCTAGCACATGTGGGCAAATATAATGATATTGTTGAAAACAAAAATTCGCACCCATACATTGTCGATAATAGTCCGTTTCTTCGAGACTACACAGGGGACGTGCATGATTGAGACTGCTTTCACCCATATTCGTAATGACTAATTGTGGCGAGCAGATGAACGATGATGTTGGCAATGTATTAAACATGAGACCATATTCATTGTCAAAAAAGGAAGGATTTGTTGTGCGAATGTAGAACATGCGTTTTGCCCCCACATGTGAATAATAATTGGCATGTGCGCCATATAAATGTTTTACATGGGTGGGACGATAAAGTCCATCTGTAACCAAGGATTGGTGGTGTTTCGTGAATTGTAAATCGTGGGCGCCAAGAAGAACAAAATCGAGAGCAGGACGTGTCTCTAAAATATGGAGAAAACGTGGTATGAATTCTTTATGAAATAATACGTCATCTTCGAATACGATGGCGTTTTTACAATGGCTGGTTAAGATATGGGTCAAACACCATAAATGGCTCATACAACATCCCCATTCGGCGGGAGTTAAATAGGGATTAAGTTTATGTAAAGCATTAAATGCGGTGGAAGATAGACGGTCTACGGTAACTAAATGGAAGGAAATGCTAGATTTCTGCATTAAGGAAAGGATGCATTTTTTTTTAGAAACGTTTTCTCTCAAATGGATGACATAGATGTTATCTATTTTATGGTTGAAAACACTGGGAGTATGAAAATATGTTTGTATTTTTACCGGGTAGTTTTGTATACAAGATAAGATTTCCATCTACAATGTTATTTTAATATTATTAATATATAATGGACACATCTTCCGACACAGTAAATGTCCAAGGTTATTATTTAGGAAAATGTGACAGTACTATCAAGCAGTGGGCCGAATTGTCGCTAGCCTATTTATCAAATAGTGTCGTTCCATCTACTCCCGATGTAAACATCCAATTGAACCCCATTTGTCTTAGTTGGTGTGATTTTCTTGCACTCTTCTTTTCTCCCAATGGTTCATTTTATATTCATCCTGCTAATAGTAATGCATGTGCGGTGGGATTTACTAACCAAACCTATGAGACAACCCAATGTAAATGCATGAAACTCAATTTGGCGGATCAAATTCGCAAGACGTGGTCAAATAAAAATAATCGCTTAATTTCGAACATTCCGATTGATGTAAATATACAATTAAACAAAGATGTGTTTTTAGTGAAAAGCTTGAGTTCTTACACGAAATATTTTGTTGGTCTCTCGTTAGATCAAGTATATAGCACACTTTTAGCAAATGGAGAAATTGAAGTGGCGGATGCCAATTCCAGTGCTACGGTGCATTTTGTCGTGTCTTACAAATATTATTTTGCTCCTTTAGATGTGAGTGTATTGGTGAATTTTGTGTATATTACGAAAATACCTTGTTATAAAAATGTCACCGAATGCAATTCTTATTGTCCGCCCTATAGTTACTGCAAGGATACAAATTGTCGAACATGCGTTGATTTAAGTGGTGAAGAATCGGTAATTTCTCTGCTGAGTGGATTTAAACACAAACAGTATGAAACTGCGGATTCAGAGGTGAGTAGCGTACATGGTGACCTTTGTACATTGGGTGAAACCGCCGTATCTTCCACATGGTAAATTCTATATCCATATATGTATTTTATGTATTTTATGCATTTTATGCAGGTTTTTCTATCCATGTTGTTTATAATCTATATGTCTAAACAACGTGTGTTTTCGAGAGAATATACTGCAAATTATGCAGATTATAATAAATATATCAATGGAACAGAAATATTAAAAACGGTAAAACAGACTGATCCAGAAGTGGTAATAGACCGATTTGTCAATTATCAACAATTTCAAACATTGAGTAATGCCTATTTTGCGCAGGAAGGGGAAGTAAAACAGGCAGTTACGAACTTATACGACTCAAATGGGAGTTTTTTGATAAAATCTCCGTCGCCAGAAGAACCATGCAAACTGCCCTATTTGTATCCTTATGGTGAAGTCGTAACAAACAAATCCGTCCAACCGTGGTTTCCCACACCGCTATATATGAAAAAATGGTGTTCTCACAAAAAACCACTTCCAGATATACGTCCGCCCCCCATGCCCCCCATACCGAGAACTACTACCCCTTCCTCGTGCTCTTGTTCTGGAAAAATAAAACCTTTATTTATTTAAATATTTTCAAACTTTTTGTAATATATCAATATATGCAATTGTCTGGAAAAAGAACCACATCCCACTTACATTTAACAGGAAAACACGAAGATACGAATTCGCCGAAAATCAATACATTTAAAAAACGTATATTGCGAGACTATCTTCTCCCACTTTACTCGGAACAATGGGATATATTACATCAAAATAAAATATTGATACCCGAGTTTATTGGAATTCTGCGAAAGTATAAATTGCCAGAATTTCAATTGTATATTGAATTGCTGAAGATGTTGAATATTGTTCTGGAAAAAACAGACTTACTGAACGATATTGAGAGAAAACAGCATTTACCCACAGAAAAGAACAATATATTGAACATGGTATATAAAACAGCCCGCATTCAATTGTTGCCCGAATATGAAATCTATCATTTGTTTATTGGAAAACCTAATTGGCAAGAGAAAAAAGAAACCTATCGCGAAGATATAATTTGCGAGATTCGACGTCTTATGAAAAAAGAAGACATACAATTGGAAACCATTAAACAATATATTCAACAATATCAGACGAGATTGACATAAGTAAATCCCATGGATTCGCCTTCTTCGACGGTAAATTCATTTTCATAATTATATAATAAAAAATACGATCGTGCTCCCTCAAATATTGAATGTATACAGGCCTCTTCTTTCAAATTGCAAATGCGTGTTTCTTTTTGGGGGTCAATTTTAATATATGTTCCAGAAGTGTCTCTGCCAATTAAAAAAACATGTGAAGTTACTTCATACGTGACACCACAAAAAACAACGCATCCTGGTAACAAATGTGTATTGATAAAATCAACAAATTCTTGTGCGCTCGTAGTAGGCTTGAACACATGTTTTTTATTGGTTCTTAGGGAAAATATCGATTCTATTTCATTTGCATAAAGCCCCAGTTGTTGATGTGCATTTAACATGATACGAATAATATTTGCAGTAAATTTGTCTATCACTCCTACAATTTGCATGGCACTTGCTGCACAATCTACGTTTGATGTGAGTCGTTGAAATGATAAAAGATCATTATCACTAATGCGAAAATTGGTGATTATTAAGTTTCCCCAAGTAGGACCTACGTAATTATCCCCGCCTTTTTGATAATTTGTGTTATGTTCTTCCACGTCCATATTTACATCTTCCCCCTCCGTATCATTATCGATATCCATATTTACATCCTCAATGCCTAATCGTTTGTTTGGTTCTAGAGAAAAAATAGCGATTTTTGCGGGAGGAAGTTGACCACCACCACTGCTACCGCCATGGCAATGTTTTCTTTTTTTATAATTTTTTCGTGTTTTATTACGTAAAGACTTCATATACTATTGAAATATTATATTATGCAGTTATATTTTGAAAATTAAAGTTTTCATACAATACTTGTAGTTCTAATGTCATGCTAAAATCCATGTTGTTTAAATCTAAAATGTCGCCAAATAAATCGAATAATTTGATTTGCAGTTTGGCGAGATTGACGGGACCGTTATAACGTCGCAATTTGGCCAATGGATTATTATTGTCATTTAAGATGAGAGACAATTTTCCGTTTTTCATTGGAATTTTAGCAATGACGTCTTCGCTTAATATACTTTGGTCAAAACACACAATATTGGAGGTATTGCTGTTATACTGAAAGTCTGTGATTCCAACATAAATATAGCGATCACCTCCAGCGTCAAATAATCCTTCTGATACAAGATCTGTTGTATGAAAATAATTGGCCAAGCGGAAACCCAATATCCATCCTGCAGTGTTCATTACGTTTTGATTGATGTTGGTATTGAATGTCAAGGAAAAAGTAAAGCGTGTTGTCTCGATACATGTATCTACCACTTTGAATTGGCACTTTAGACTATGCGGATGAATAATAAATTGTATATATTGCAAGTCATTTTCTATGCCCGAATCACAAAAATAGGTGGTATTCAAATATTCTTGCAATGTGTCGCATGTATAATTTCCATCTGGAATAACAATAGTATATTCCGTGGTTTGAATGGTTAGTACGAAGGTATTGTTTTTTTTTGCAGAATTGAATAAATACCAGGAATTCGGCAGTTCAATGGATGCTAATCGCAAGGAAAGAACGTTTTTTATTTCCATGGGCAATTGATACAAAAAGTCACATGGGCTACTTTGGTAATAATGGCTGCGAAAACAACTGTTGATATTGACATTGATACATTGGGTGACGCGTTTTACGGAGTTTAGGTCGCCAGGGGATGCTTCATTGATGGCCACATTGAAAACCGTATTGGTATTGTTTTTATCATTCAAGGAGTATTCCATAGTAGCCGTATTGTAATATGGTGTGTTCTTTGGCTCTTTTTTTACAACAACATGTTCATACAGTTCTGTACTATGCAAGAGAGAAATATCTTTCTGAACATCTAATTCATACATACGACTCAACATTTCGGCACGATTGTGCGGTGTGATATATCCATTTTCCATCCATTCATCCAATGTACATATGACTTGCTTGCATTTTACATAAAATGCGAGTAAGTATGCGGGTGTTTGAAGGTCTTTCAATTGTTGAAGTTGTTGAGATATTTTATACATTCTTTCTGTGCGTGTATCGGATGGTTCGATATGAAAAATCGCCAATAATTCATCATAATTATAATTTTTTAAATCCAAATCCAAATCTAGGGTGTTGTCTGCCATAGAATAGTTTGACAAAAAAAGAATGCCTTTTTTACGGCGAGGTGCATGATGAGAAAATGTCTGCCTTGTATATGAGTCGAGAGAGATTTGAAAGAAAAATCACGGAATTTCTGTCTATGTATCCAAAATACAGTTATGAAGAGGCCGTGCAATATGTAAAAAACAAATACGATAATAAAATTAAAAGAAAGATAGAAATATTTAATCATAGAATTCCAACGGCACTTGACGCAAATGGAATGCCCAAGCTGATTCACCTTACTTGCCGAAATAAAAATCAAATAGACAATGAAATTTGGATAGAATGTTTGCAACAATATCGGCAATTATATCCCGATTATTCCATCATCCTCTATGACAATGAAGACATTTATCGCATCATTGAAAGATTTGACAAAAACAACTTAAACAACATAAAAAAAATATCTATTGGTGCAGTATTGGCTGATGTGTTTCGCTATTTAATTCTATATTTACGAGGTGGATATTATTCCGACATGGATTGTTTCCCAACACAACCCTTTGAGAAATTAAGCGAAATACAATATCATGGGAATAGTGAAAATAAATTTTATATTTACCCCCGCAATCAGTCTTTGCCTGTGGCTGCCTGGGACTTTTATGAAAATCCATGCTCCCATTGTGTTGTCCATACGGAAAATACGGCGAAGACGGAATTTATTTGTTTAGGGCATCAATACATTTTACCGGAAAAGACCCGCATCATTGTCGGTAAAGAATACGACAGAGTATGGCACGAAAAATTGATTACCAATGAGAAAATAAAACACTTGTGGACGGACCAAGACGTGGGTATTTGTCAGTGGTGTATGGCGGCCAAACCAGAGGAAAAATTGTTTCTGCACTGTTATCTTCAAAGCATTGAAAATATTAACACACAGACGTTAAACCCTCGTGCGCCGGATTATCATTATCAAGTATTGAATACCACTGGGCCACTTTTCTTTACGAAAATGATACATCGTTTTCTCTCCAAAGATCCTAGTTTTCGAGAGCAAATTGCGATGTTACCTTGTGATTATTTTTGTTGTCTGAGCTATGATACCGTTCCTGTCACCAAAAATCGGATTATTCAACATAAATTTACGGGATGCTGGCTTCTCGATTGCAATAAAAAATCGGCTCATTCCACCCATTCAGCATAAATGGCGTGTATTTCGTTGATTTATTTTCATTGTTTTCATATATGGAACTTTCTTGGACGGAAAAATCGGATACTTCTGAAGATAAATATTGGGAACAACCAGTTGCGCCCACGAAAAAAAGGGTTACTTTTGACGACATTCTTTTAAATATGAATTTGGTGGTTAATTCAAAAGGAGTATTACAATTTATGCAACCCGCTGCGACGACGTCGTCCCATCTAGAGGATTCTGTCACTACCGAATTACCAACCACTGGTATTCCACCTGCTGTAAAACATAGCTACATTTACAATAAATATTTCACGAATTATCAAGACCCAACCGCGGTGGAGACGCCTCACTATCGAACGCCACAAACGAAGGAAGAATATCGCCAAATGCTGATGGATGACTTGCGCAAAAAAATACAACATCAACGACATATTGCGACCATTAAGCCTAAGCAAATATTATACACGGCAAGTGGTATGGAACCTAGTATTCGACCTCCTGTGAAAACGAATGCTCCCATCCGGAGGTTGCAAAAAATGACCTTTGGATAAAGACTACTGGATTAAATAATGAAAACGGACAATGGTATTTTTTACACCAGGTGTCGGCGTATTAAACGTGATATTCACCACCAATATAGGGACAATTTCGTCGCTACAGGACGAAGATGTTTTGTAATTTTCAATCAATTCTAAAATATTGGCCCAACTGAGGGAAGAAAGCACGCTACAACAATTTAAATTCATCATGGATTTCAATGCGATGATTTCATTAGTTAATTCCACAAGCGAATCTTTCGTAAAACAATTTCTAGAGATGTTTAAATCCGATTCAATATTCGCAATCAATTCTTCCAATAAATAAAACTTTTTGCGATGAATGCTTCGATATTCGGGCAAAAAAGAAATCAATGGAATCAAATCTGGGTTATGTAATATAAAGTCTTTGTTTAATCCGAAACTGTCGCAATATGGAT